GCAAGTACAGTAGGATTCAAAAGATGGAAGATTGTTATATTAGATGAGGCAGATTATATGACTCCAAATGGTCAAGCAGCCTTAAGAAATTTAATGGAGACATTTAGTAAGACAACTAGATTTATATTGACTTGTAATTATGTTGAAAAGATTATAGATCCTATTCAATCCAGATGTCAGGTATTTGGAATAACTCCACCTAATAAAAAAGAGGTTGCAAAAAGGATTGTTTCAATATTGGAAGAACTTGAAGTGTCATATGATAATAAAGATCTTGTTACAATTATAAATGCCGGCTATCCAGATATAAGAAGGGTATTAAATGGCTGTCAGAGGCAGGTTATTGATGGAGTATTAAAAATAGACGATACAAGTGTCATTCAAGCAAATTATATGACCAAGTTAGTTGACATGCTTAAAAATGATAATAAAAAAGATGCATTTAAAAATATTAGACAGTTGATAAATGATAGTAAAGTTAAAGACTTTTCAGCATTACACAAATATTTATTTGATGAAATAGATAGTTATGCAACAGGTCATATTGCAAGTGTTATATTAATTTTAGCAGAATCACAATATCAAGATTCATTTGCGGTTGATAAAGAATTACATATCATGTCTACGATAGTAAAATTATTAAACGAGTTAAAGGGATAAGTTATGGCAAAAAATTATAACAAAGGTAAAGTAATAGGAATGAATCCAGGAAAAGGACCAGTTCGTGACAAGCCTGGACTTAATGCACAGGTACATGTTAAACCTAGTGACATGAAAGACATTAAATGTGAAAATTGTGGATGCCAATTTTTTAGACAAGTACAAGCATTCAAAAGAATATCAGCATTAGTATCACCGACAGGTAAAGAACAAATTGTTCCAGTGCCTACATTTAGGTGTGATGAGTGTGGTTTTATTAACGAAGAATTTAGAATTATCGAAGGAAAATAGTTATGGCAAAAAAATTAGTATTTGGAGAAGATGCTCGTATAGAGCTATTAAATGGTGTTGAAAAATTAGCATCAGCAGTTAAATCAACATTAGGACCGAAAGGCCGAACAGTAGTAATTGAAAAATCATTTGGTGGACCTCATGTAACAAAAGATGGAGTTACAGTAGCAAAAGAAATTGAATTGGAATCTTCTAATGAAAATGCAGGTGCACAAATGGTAAAAGAAGCTGCATCTAAAACAAATGATGAAGCAGGTGATGGTACTACTACTGCAACTGTATTAGCACATGCAATACTTAAAGAAGGATTTAAGAAAATTGCAAATGGTGCTAATCCAATTGAATTAAAACGAGGTATTGATAAGACAGTTACTAAGGTTGTTGATTATCTTAAAGACGAATCTAGACCTGTTAGTGGCAATGACGAAATTGCACAAGTAGGAACTATATCAGCAAACAATGACACATCTATTGGTAATATGATTGCAGAGGCTATGGATAAAGTTGGTCAGAATGGAGTAATAACAGTAGAAGAAGGAAAGACAGCAGAAACAGAATTAGATGTGGTAGAAGGTATGAGATTTGACAGAGGCTATTCATCGCCATATTTTGTTACTAATGGAGAAAAAATGACTGCTGAATTAGATGATCCTTTTGTTTTGTTGTATGATAAAAAGATAGGTAATATGAAAGATATTTTACCTTTATTAGAACAATCTATGCAAATGGATAAGCCTATGTTAATTATTGCAGAAGATATAGAGGGAGAAGCTCTTTCAACATTAGTAGTTAATAAAGTTAGAGGGACATTGAAAGTTGCAACAGTAAAAGCTCCTGGATTTGGATCAAAAAGAATTGAACAGTTAGAAGATATTGCTGTATTAGTAGGAGGAACAGTAATTAGCGAAAAGGTTGGTTTATCATTAGAAGATGCAACTATAGAACATTTAGGATCTGCAGAACGTATTACAATTACAAAAGATAATACTACAATTGTTAATGGGTTTGGTGATTCTAGTTTAATCGACGAACGCGTTGAACAAATAGCTTCTCAAATTGAATTAACTGAATCAGATTATGAAAAAGAAAAATTACAAGAAAGATTAGCAAAATTATCAGGCGGAGTTGCAGTAATTAGAATTGGAGCAGGGTCTGAAATTGAAATGAAAGAAAAGAAAGATAGAGTTGATGATGCACTTAATGCAACGAAGGCAGCTGTTGAAGAAGGAATAATTGCCGGCGGTGGTACTATATTAAGAGGATATCAACATTTTGAGGATACTATTTATGAAAATGAAGATCAAGTATTGGGAAGAGATATTGTTGTTAAAGCTTGTAAAGCTCCATTTGAATCCATTTTGGAGAATGCTGGACTTAATGCTGAAGTGGTTTGGAATAAGATAATAACTACAGGTGACGGTACAAAATCTGGTTATGATGTAAGAACAGATGAAGTGTTAGACGATATGGTTGAAGCAGGAATTATTGACCCAGTTAAGGTAACGAGAGTAGCATTAGAAAAGGCAGCATCAGTTGCCGGAACAATGTTAACTACAGAATGTGTTGTTACAGATATTCCAAAAGATGAACCTACTCAACCACAAATGCCAATGATGTAATATGAAAGCAAAAAAGCCAGCAACTATATTTGATCATTTAGCTAATATAACATGGAAAAAGACACCATGGAATAAATTAGATGAAGCATCACAAAAAACATTTTCTCCGTATTTGATAAATAGATGGTTATCAATGAATCCAGATTATATTGAATTGGTTGATGCGTTACAACAATATACAATTGGTCCTTTAAGTAAAAAACATGTTTATCAATTATATTTTGACTTTTTGCCTAAACAAAAATCGTTTAACAAATATATTAAAGGAAAGAAACAAAATAAATATAATAAAGATGTTGTTAAATTGTTAGCAGATCATTTTCAGTTACCAAAATCTGAGGCAGAAGAATATATTAGTTTGTTAGGAAAGGAACAATTAACTTCTATAATGAAAAAATATGGTAAAACAGAATTAGAAATAAAAAAGTTATTAAAATGAGTAAATTTAAACACCCAAACATATCACAAGCTATCAAGGATACGCCTGGTAGAGAAAAAGACACAAGTCCAACACATAAAGTAGTATTCAATCAGATTAAAAATAGAATTGTTGAACAAGATGATGAGGCCGTAAAATATTGTCAAAAAGAATATCCAGAAACATGTGATGAATTCTTAAATATAATGGCTGATCAATATGTTTTATTTTGTAAGAAACAAAAAAATTATGGACCTGGTAATATATCAGTAGGAACTGATTTAAGAACAGATGGCGATGTTAAATTATCATTAACAGGCTTATGGTTTAGAATAAATGATAAGATACAAAGATTAAAACAATTAATTATATTAGGCCATAAAGATAATGTTGGAGAATCTGAATTAGATACCTTTCAAGATCTATCAGTATATGGTATTATTGCTCAAATAGTTTCTAGTAAAAAATGGGGCAAATAATTAGGACTTACGAGATAATTTTCTTATATTTAATATATGAATAAGTTCTTAAAATACAATCAAAGAGACCCATTACCAAACGAACGAAAGATTTCTTATTCACAATTCTCAATGTATGAACAATGTCCAAAACATTGGGAGTTAGCATATGCAAGAAATCTTCGTACTTTTAGTCAATCAATTCATACAATATTTGGTACAGCTATGCATGAAACATTGCAACATTATTTAACAGTAATGTATGATGAATCTGTAAAAAAGGCTGATGAAATAGATTTACATAAATATCTTAAAGATCAAATGTTTAATCTTTATAAAGATGCGGTTGAAAAAATGGGCGAACATTTTTCAAATAAATTTGAATTAGGAGAATTTTATGAAGATGGTGTTGCAATTATTGATTGGTTTAAGAGAAGACGTGGTCAATACTTTTCTAGAAAGAATGAAGAATTATTAGGAATTGAAATTCCAATTTATCATCCGGTGAATGATACAAATGATAAAGTAATGATGTTAGGGTATTTAGATATTGTTATTAGAGATAAAAGAAATAATAAGATAACTATTATTGATATCAAAACTAGTACAAGAGGCTGGAATAAATGGCAAAAAGCAGATAAGATTAAAACATCACAATTAGTTTTATATAAAAAGTATTTTGCAGAACAATATGGATTTGACGTAGAAGATATTGATATAAAATATATGATTGTAAAACGTAAATTAATTGACGGAGCTATGTTTCCACAAAAAAGAATCACAGAATTTACTCCGGCGAGTGGAAAACCAACTAGAAATAAATTAACTAAATCAATTCAATCATTTGTTGATTCTAGTTTTTTGCAAGATGGGTCATTTAATTTAGATAGAGATTATCCAGCAGTAGCAGGTAAGAATAATAAAAATTGTAGATATTGTGAATTTAAAGACCAGCCAGATCTATGTCCGGCTATGAATCGAATTAAAGTATGAAGGTAGCAATAATAGGTAGTAGGTTGTATGAAAATACACGTAAGATTAAGGATATGTTATTTAATCTTAAACAAAAGTTTGGGAATGATTTAATTATCATATCTGGCGGAGCTAAAGATGGAGCAGATAAATTTGCAAGAAAATATTCATTAGAATTTGGAATCAAGTACAAAGAATTCAATCCAGCACATACTACTAAAAACTTATATTCAGCAATGTCTGATACATATTATGAAAAGCCATATCATGTATCTCAATTTCATCATAGGAATATGTTGATAGCAAGAGATTGTGATGTTATGGTAGCATTTATTGCTAATGGTGATAATGCAGATGGTAGTATGAGTGCAATTAAAAATGCAAAAAAATTAAAAAAGCCAGTAACTATTGTATCATGAGTAGAAAAGATAGATTTTATATTGTAATTAAATGGCATTATAATCCAACAACAAATGAAGTTGGTAAAAGAAAAAAATTGCCTGTACTAATGATGGACCATGATGGAGATCCATTAGAGTTTGATACATTACAATCAGCAGAAGAATTTACAGAAATAATGAATTTCAATACCAATCAAGGATTTCATTATGAAATAAGAGAGTTAGGAAAAAAGTATTTAAAGGTTAATAGGAAAGAAGCATGATAGAAGTATTAGGATGGACAAGTACAGCATTAGTATTATTAGGATACATATTAAATGCAAAAACAAAATTTCGAGCTGCAATGGTAGCTTGGATAGTAGGAGATGTAGGATGGATTACATATGATTTTTATATAAACAATATCAGTCATTTAGTATTAAGTGCTATAATTATATCAATAAATTTATATGGAATTTATAACATAAAACAGATGCAAAAAGGTAGTGTTAAACAACCAAAAGCATATTTATAATAAAGTTATACGGAGATTTTTATGAATCAAATAAAGTTACCAAAGTTAAAACGACAAGACACGACAAACAGACGTAAGAAAAAGAAAATTTTATTACTGTCAGATGATTTACGTATGCATTCTGGCATAGGGACAATGTCCAAAGAATTTGTTCTAGGTACTCTAGATGAATATGATTGGGTACAATTAGGAGCAGCAGTAAAACATCCAGATCATGGAAAAGTAATTGACATGTCTGCAGAATTACGTAAAACAACTCCTGTAAAGGATGCATACTTAAAAATTTATGCTCATTCAGGATATGGCAATCCACAAGTATTGCAAGAGATTATGAACGTTGAAAAGCCAGATGCAATTATACATTTTACAGACCCAAGATTTTGGAAATGGTTATATGATTTGGAACATTCGATAAGACAGCAAATTCCTTTAATGTATTACAATATTTGGGATGATCTTCCTTATCCACATTGGAATGAACCATTTTATGAATCATGTGATTTATTAATGAATATTTCAAGACAAACAAATAATATTGTTAAAAATGTTTTAAGGCATGAACCAAAACCAGATTGGGCGGTACAATGGGTTCCTCATGGTGTTAATGAAGCTACATTTTTTCCTATTACAGAATTACATCCAAATTGGGATGAATATTCTGAATGGTCAACGACATTTAAAAAACAACATGAAGTTGATTTTCTTGTATTTTGGAATAATAGAAATATTAGAAGAAAAAATCCTGCAGATTTAATTCTATCATATAATACATTCTGTGATCAATTGCCAAAAGAAAAGGCTGAACGATGTGCATTATTTATGCATACACAAATTTCAGATGATAATGGAACAAATTTAATGGCTGTAAAAAATGCGTTATGTCCTAAATATAAAGTTATATTTTCAACATCTCCTGTTGATCAAAAAGTATTAAATTTTATGTATAATATGTCTAATGTAACAGTTAATATTGCGAGTAATGAAGGATTTGGTATTTCATGGTGTGAATCACTTCAAGCAGGAACTCCAATTGTTAATAATGTAACAGGAGGCTTGCAAGATGGTTGTAGATTTGAAGATGAAGATGGTAAATGGATTGAGTTTACAACAGATTTTCCAAGTAATCATAATGGAACATACAAGAAACATGGAATATGGGCAAAACCAGTATTTCCAGCATGCCAATCAATACAAGGATCGCCAGTAACTCCTTACATATTTGATGATAGAGTAGATTTTAGAGAAGTGGCCGCAGCAATTAAATATTGGTATGAT